TTCACCTATCATGGCTTATCGGCTTTATCTTTTAATTCTAATTTAATTTCATTAAGAGCTTGCATAATTTCTTTGAACTGAATCGCAGTCTCGTCCTCTTTCTTCTCTAACGTCTTTAGCCTAAGATCATGCTCTCTCAGCTTTATTTTCATATCGGTATAAATACGAATAGCACCAAGTCCAAATGCTATTGTTTGTATGCCTAAAACTAACCAGAAATTTGCTTCCATTTGCTATTAAAATTACATAATTTTTTACAATGCGATATATACCGCTTTTACTACTTTTCCGTTGAATGAGCTGCCAATACTAATGACAAAATTCGGCGATGTGCCAGTTACAGTGTAGTTGTAATACCAAGTGCCTTCTATGCCAACTGCCACGAGTTTAAAGGTTGCTGGGTTTCTACCAGTTATGTTACCGCTTGCTACGGTGTAGCTATCTACGGTTGTAATCTCAGTCAGAGGACCAGTCCCCTGGAGAGTAAAATTATAGATAGAGTTTTGCCCGATGCTAGAACTAAGTGATAAGTCTTGTATAATGCAGTCAAATTCGTACACTTTGTAGTTGCCACTTGCATCAATCATGTCCAAATACCCTACAAAAGCCGCATCACTGCCTTCAATAAAATTATCGAAAAAAGTTATAGGCTGCAAATTTGATTGTACCATCTTTACTAGACCGCTTCCGCTAATTGAGAAGCTAGACCTATTAGGCAAATATTCCCTAAATACTCCGTTCGTTCTCGGAGCCAACTCCAAAAAATCCCTAGTAATACTTATTGTAGCATCTTTAGTACACGCAAAAGGATAGACATTACCACTTGCGTTTGTAAATGCTAAAACTAAACCTTGCGCCGTTACTACTTCTGCCATATTAATTTGTTAAATATCTATCTACATAAGTGTCAAATGTTTGTGCATTTGACGCGGTATAACTAAATGTCATTTCTCCTCCGTTCAAGTCTAGTGAATATATGTTGGTATCTATCCAAACAGTCAAAATATCATTTGTTGCAAGCGTTACACTATTTGTACTCAAATCCACGTTAAAAGGCTCTGGCAAGTTATTTATATTAACACTTTGTGTGTTAATAGCCGTACCATTCTTTCTAAGCTCAAAATTTACTGGTGTAGTACCGTTTGATGTAACATAACCAGATACATTGCAAGTAATATTTACAGTAAGGTTATTTAAACCATTATAAGTAATATTTGATGTACCGCCTAACGTAAAGTCAGCAGCACTTACAATAGTCCATGGAACATAATTCGTTGATGAATAAGAACCAGTTGTAACATCAGCTTCAAATGTCTTTGTAACATCTGCCCCAGGGTCTTTCACACTATCGTAAACTTCAATAAGTGTTGCACTCCAAGTAGCCGAAGAGAAGTCAATCTCTTTCATGTTTAAAACATAATAAACTTTATTTGGGTCATCATCAACAAATATAAATGTGTTGATTAAACCAATTGGGTCTGCACCACTATTAAATTTAAGGCCGTAACAATTAACATCAATCTTATTTCTATTATACCTATTATGCTCCCAATAAGGTATTAATGCTTGTTGCAAGAATGGGTATCTCTCATCTGCATATCTATATCTAAACCATTCTGCGTTTGTAAATGTCAATTGGTCTGATTCAAATAAGCTACCCTTAAAGTTATATGATACGTTGTCCTCTAAATATGTATAATTCTCAGAAGTGTTTCTAAGAGTTCCAGATTTTTCGTACTTAACCTCATGGCCAGTAAGATTTGATCTTCTTTCATCTACGTTAAATACTGGGATTGTCTCAAGAGAAAAGTTCTTGATCTCTAACTGATTGTCAATAAACCCATCTCGTAAAAATCCCCAAAATTGCACTTTAAATTTACCAGCATAAGGCATTGGCTCAGATGTTACTGAAATGGTCTGCCAATCTGTGGCATAAATATCTTTTGCTGGATCAACGACCATTCTTATCTGAGCAGTTGGATATGTTTTGGTAACATCATTTAAAACCCACTTACCCTCCTTATCTAACCAATAATTACCAAATGCAGTTTCTAAATATAAAGATGCGATTAGAATATCTTTATCTTGTAAACTTATAACTCCTTGACTAACATAAGATGGTGTTGCATAAGTAGAAAGATCAAAGTCTTTATATTTAACTTCAAATGTTAATTTGATAGTATCAAGTGTTCTTATGTATGTATATTCAGATTGAATGAAAGAAAACTCGTTATCTCTTAATCTGAAATAAGCATATCTTTCGCTCAGTATTGTATCTACATAAACCTCAGATATATTCCTGGTACCAGTGTTAACTGTTTGAGATAACCAGGTTCCGTAATAAAAACTCCAGTTATCTAAAGCATATAATTTAAGAGAAGCATTAGAGCTTATAAGTGCGCCCCTTGTAAAAGAAGAGTTTTGCACTACTTCTGGAAACATTTCATATTGCTTGATAACACTATCAAACTTTGTGCGTCTGTTAATGTATCTAAGCATTTCTGGAGCAATAGGCTGCATATTTTCGCCTACTCCAATATTTGCATCGTATCTTCTATTTACCGTTGCTCTGCCTCCCCCTACTTGATTTCTAAACCCTCTTAAATTTACATTGGTAGGAATATATAAATCTTCTAATCTAAGGAAATACCATTGGCCTTTGTATTGAAACATTGTCTGGCCAAATGATGTATTTATTTTATTTAATGCTTCAAGTTTGCTATCGTACTGCTTAGGCTCTTGCATAAAAGTCCTAGCATCAAAATAACACTGATCTAAACACATATCTGTGTTTGTGCTATTCATTGAAGTATGATATAAAGAGTTATAAACCCTAGATTGTACTAAGCTTTGCGGAGATTCTTCTAGGCAATAACCAATAGCAGTCCAAGGTGTTAATTTTCCTACAACCTCAGCACCGTTATTGCTAAATTGCTTTTCTGATAATTGACCTATTCCCTCTGTTGCAGTGAGTGTTAAAACATGCTCACCTGCTATCCATGTCTCTTGGAAATTATCTTGTAAAATAAATCCATACCAATACGGGGTAAAACTACCGAAAGAGAATATTACCTCAATGTCATTGTCATTATTTGTAACAAAGTTATCCATCGTTACAGATGAATCACTTGCTATTATATTTATTGTAGCTTGTTGCGGTCTATAAGGCTTGAATAAATTCTCATCTGTATTATACTCTGATAACACAAATGGCCTTGCGGCTGGAGTCAGATATGTAACACCACCAGTCCAACCTTCAAATAATAATTGAACTGTACAAGTATCACCTTCTCTACTTTTAAATTCAATCCTATATTTTTCGCTTCTAGCCAATTCTATTAATATTAGTGTTTGTTCTATTTATCGCACCCACCAAATCTGAACCTCTGAGGCTTAGGCTTACTGATCCACTCATTGACATTCCACCTGGTCCTACCCCACCAAAATTAGGATTTGATACATTTCTTAATCCTAATTGCCCGCCAGTATTTGCTCCAACTGACCCTAGCAATGCAGCACCTAATGTTTTTAAACCAGTAACTCCAGTTCCAGCAGCAAAGCCACCGCTTAATAATATAGCTAATGAAGCTACAATTCCAGTAGCCACTAATCTTGCTACAATTTGTTTTATGCTATCTAAAACAACTTTTGTAAATTCTTTGAATGCAAACTTTCCAGTATCTAAAAAGCCTTTAAAAGCATCTTCTAAAGGAGATACAAATGTTGATTGTAATATTGGATATACAGTTTTTATATTTGATAGAAAATTCTTAATCGCTATACCTATGTTATCAAATGTATTTTCTGTAAATGTTTTTAAACCGAAAGATAAATCAGTTTGCCTTTTAATATCTTCAAATCCTTCGTCAATTAAATTTTTTAAACTACCAGTTAATGAATCAGTTGCCATTCTAGCATCCTCACTAGATTGTGCAATTTTATCCATTACGAAATTAAGAGCATCTAAATTTCTTGCAGTTTCTACGTATGGAGCATTCCATAATCTATTAGTCCAATCCATGTATGCTTTAGAAAACTCATGGATATATCTTTCACCTTCTTTAGTTTGTTTATTATGTTCTTTTGTATCTACAACAACTTGATTTAAAGCATCAATTTCTTGATTTAATAAATCATTATAAATCTTTTTTTCTGCATTTAAAGAATTTATTGCAGTAGTATTTGAATTATATTGTTCATTTGCTTTTTCTGTAGCACCAACTGTATAGAATGTTGCAATTCCTAATTTATTTAATGCTGTTGCATTGTTAAAATTAGCTTTAGATACTGCATTTGCACTATCCCTTGTATTTTTTAATTGAGTTGAAAATCTTTTTTGTTGAGAAAGTTGAAAATCAATATCTGAAATTTGATTAGAAAATTGCTCAATTTTAGCTTTAGCTTGTAATGCTTTAGTATATTGAATAGTAGCTTCTTTAATAGCATCAGTATTTGATGCGCCAGTTTTTAAATTACCGTAGTAATCAGAACTTATTTGTTGAAGCTGAAGTAACGCATTTTTTTGCTCAGTTTGACTTAATGTAAGATCAGTTGCTTTTTTTGTTAAAGATTGTACAATAGCTATTTGACCAGACTGTGATGTACTTGCTTTATCAACGACTTCACCAACTGTTCTTTGATTCTTTATATACTCTTGATAATTATCATTTGCTTTTTTTAATTCAGCGGATAATGCAGTTTGTTTATTAAATAAAGAATCAATCGCAGCACCTAAACTTCCATACTTTTGTATAAGTATAGTTATAACAGATGTTACTGCGCTAAATGCAAGAAATATACCTGCTGGACCTAATAAACTTTTCCCTATTTCTTTTAATGCGGGAACCACTTTACCATTGGTTGTAGCAGTTAAATTACCAAAACCTTGTATTACTCCTGGTAAGTTATTCTGAATACCTAAAAATCCAAAAGGTAAATCTTGTATAGTCAATGATAAACTTGTAAGGGCAGTTCTTGCACCTTTACTAGAATTACCTACTTGTACTATTTTAGATTCAGCTTGAGGAATTGTAGTGCTTAACTTATCAAAATTGTCAATTAACTTTTGTTGAGTAATAGATGTTCTAGCAAATTCCCTAGATAATTTATTTAATTGTTTATCTCCTGCTGGTAATGAATTTATTTTAGTAGATAATTCATCTAACCTACCAGTTACTTTTTTTATGGCAGATAAAACTTGATCGGCATTGGCCTTTATGGCTATATCTAATTCTGCATTATTCATTTTGCCAATCTTTTAAATATTTCTCTATATTCTTCCTCGTTTATTTCACTTATATCTTCATCTCCAGGTAATTGCCATAATTGCTCTGGAGATTTTGGTGCAGATTTAGGGTCTCCCATTAATCGCACCATTGTGTACATAAGTATTCTAGTCTGTTTATAAGAATCAATTCTTTTATCTTCATGCCCCTTTATCATTAATGAAAAATGTCTAGGGCTTATTTCATAAAATTCTTTTGGTCTAAGACATAGTTGTCCGAAAGCGAACGATTCTATTTCTTCCCACGAGAAGCCTTTTTTTTTGGCTCATTTTCGTTTATATGATTTTTTATAAAATCATTGCTTGACCAAAATGATATGATTCTAGTTATTTCTTCTAGTATTTCTGGATTTTTTAAATTTGTTTCTAACCAATCTATAAAATATTCAAATGAATATTTTGGTTCTACATCTTTTATTAAGCAGTTGTTATAATAACCACTATAAATTATATGAGCAATTCCAATTTCATTTATTTGCTCATTGCTAAAAGATTTACCTTCAACAAATTTATTTTCCAAGTATCTAAATGAAGCCATGCCAAATTTAAGGCCAATGGTTTCACTATTAATAGTAATAGTAGTATAGTTCATAATTAGTATTAAGCAGGATCAATATCAATTGCACCATTTGATGAAATAGTACCAGAAAAGTTTATAAATTCAGTAGTTGATTGATTAAGAGTCAATGAAGTTACATAACCATCAAATTTGTGATAATAAGAAGCACCTGCACTTGAGCCACTTACAACTGGGTTTTGTACTCTTGCAACAATTTGAGTTCCTGCGTTAAAAGCAGTCAATAATGCTGAATAGCTAACTTGTTCAGAAGTCGGAGCAGTTTCGCAAATTGCATCGAAATCAATTGTCATATTGGGTTTACCAATAGATGTAAAAGTACCGCAGTTTGTTTGCTCAACAGTAGAGTCAACTGTTCCGTTTACGCTAGATGTACGCAAACAAATAAGTGATTCCCAAGTAGAGCCGTTGTCTAAGCTAATATCTACGCTTTGAGTAGAACCTTGAATTTTTGCCATTTTTGTTTATTTTTGATTTACTAAATTATTTATTGTTATTATTTTACGGGCAACATAATTGTCTCCGTTTTGCAAAGGTAAATATAATGAATTTGTCCTAGACATAGGGTAAATAATGAAGTCAGTATCACTAAACCCATCAACATGAGTATCTGGTATTAATATATTTAATATTTGACTAGATATATTATCAACAACAGATAAATCATTAACCCTATATTGTTCACTATAAATATCTATATCAACTGAAACAATATTGTCAAAAGAATCATTTGTGTTTCTAGCTTGTTCAGATATACTACTTATAATTATATAATTTTTAGGTAATGTCCTAAATGGGTCTTGACCATAAACTGGTACATCTTTACCATTATAGCTAATATTGCCATTAAGTAAACTTACATATATCGAACGAACACTATTTGAACAATCCTTCATTATCCTTTTATTATATCTTCAATTCTTTTAACCATTTGAGGGAATATGCTTCTAACCGCAGGATAAAAGAATGGTTTTGGTCTTGTATGTCCTGGGTTACTTGTTCTAAATTGATCAGCATATTCTTCCCATTCTGGGTCTATACTTGCAGTATATTTTTGAGCTTCTGGTCCAGTTCCAAATTCAACATAAGCTGCATATCTAACTGCCGCTTTTAAATTATATGCCAATTTCGCATTTTCATCTTTTTTTGCATAGATAGATGACCTTAATCTACCAGTTGGACCAGCAGGGGCTTTAATTTTGGCTTCTCTAGCCATATCCTCAACAGATGCACCTATTTCTGCATCTAATTGATTAATTAAATCTTCGGAATATTTATTTAAATCCCGTTTCAATTTATTAAAAATTGCATTTTGCTTTACAAAGTATATACCATCTGGCATTATATCACTACCTTTTTATATTGATGATAATTTAAGCCATCCCAGTTAGGATATTGGCTTATAAGTGATTGAGGATCAGCGTTCATCTTCTTGCCTCTGTTCTCGTACTGCCAAGCCACTAAAGCCAAAATATCACTAGCAATGTCCTCTGGAACCGAGCTATAACCGCTTTGGTATTGCACTTCATAGTTGCCTTGGGTACAAAGCCACAATTTGCCCGCAATCACCTCATAGTCATCATTCTTAGTTAATTATTCCCAGCTATTTATGCCAGTCTTTATTTTTACACTGTCAATGCAAATAACTGGTCCATAGGGTAAATCTACCATCCAAACGCTTGGCTCATAGCCAGTTGTCTGAATATAGCTTTTAAGCAACTTATTTACAAATGCTACCCCAGTTAATTTCTCAATATGTATTCTTGAAGCATTGATCAGTGATTGTATTAAAGTATCATCTGATGTATAATCAATTCGCATCCAATTCTTTGCGTCAGTTAAGCTCACTGGTTCAACGACCCCATCAGCTAAGATCGCCGTTCCGTTTATATA